TATAAAAGTTTTTTAAATGAACAGGCATGGTATATACATCGTTAAATGTAAAACCAGGCATGCCATAGATTAGATAGAAAATAGATTGATGTATGTCTAACTTGTTTTTAGGTATTAGGCCAAAAAAACGTAACAGTAAGCGGAATTGACACGCTAACTGTTTCACCTCCTATTTCTATTTCTGATGTCAAGTCAATATCAGGAGAAATATCTTTAATGTGATTTCTCAATGCCATAGAATCCCTTGCGAGTAGATTCTGTGCAAATTCAGTAATGGTTTCTGGTTTTGAATCACCATCCACCTCAGTAATTGTGTATCTTAATCTTGTCGTGATGTCCGTAGAATATCCATACTTAGCAGATTGTTTTAAATCCTTTTCAATCAAAGCTTCTTCTACGCCAGTTAATAATCTAAATTTAATTTTATTCTTACCAATATCAGTAGTATAGTTGAATGAATTGTCTGTATAATCCACATCTTTTGGTAATTGTTTAAATGGGCATTGTGATAAATCAAACGTATGACTGACTGTTTCTTCTGAATCTTTTGGATTAGTAACTTCAGCCGTGTACTCAGGACCATAAGCCAATATACGAGCCGCAACCAATACGGCATTCTTATCACCCAAGACTAAATCTTCTTGTTTAACTCCCTTTGTGACAATTAAACTATCTAGTAATTTATCAATAACAACACCTTTTTTAATGAGATTTTCAGACATCAATATATCTTCTTCTCGCGTTGTCATGTATTTTAATTCAAGTTTACCTTCGTGTAATGGTGAATCTTTTGAATATACTTTTCCACCAGATGGTAAATCAATAACTTCCGTAGGGAACTTATGTTCTGACATTATAACTCCTTGATGTTAAAACTATTTAGAATTCAAGTATAGCGTAATCATACCTTAATGTTAGTGTGATTTCAACCGGATCAGAAGAACTAAAGTCTAAATCACCAAATGCAGCATCTTGAATGTAAGTACCATATAGTGTCCATTTTTCAACAATGTCACCAACAGGTCCTAATACTTGAAACGTAATATTTTTCTTATAAAAATCTTGATATCCATCACGACCAGTAGCACTTTCATGATGAAGTCTTACCCATTCCATTACGGCAGAGGCAGCAGATGGGACAATAGGGTCATATAGAGTAATCTGTAATGTTTGCCACTTACCTTTACCTTTGACATACTTGGTAATATTCATATGTTCCAATACTACTTCGTCAAAAGTAATCTGTGGTCTTTGTGCTGTTTTGATTGTAAAAGCCGGGATACCTGCAATTTCCATGATAAACCGATTTTTTAACTTCGGTTCATATGGTGTGTAAAATATCTTATTCGCTTCTAATAGTTCTGCCATGTTTTATCTCCTATGATAATAAATATCATTTTATAAAAAATTACTCAGGAAAAGCCGCGCCAGTTGGTTGAACAACAAAGTCCAATACAATAAATTCAGCAGTTCTTGATGGTTGTAAGAATACTTGACCAACCAACATATTTCTATCAATCGTTTCAGGTGTGTTATTACTATCATCCATTATGACTCGGAAAGCATTTAACCCACTATTTGCCTGTACTTGTTCTAAATAAGGATTCACAATATTCAAGAATTGATTTCTTAAATCACTTGTGTTTTGTTCAAAAACTAATCCTCTTGAAGAACGAGCAACAAATTTCTTAACATCAATCAATAGTCGTCTTACATTTACTCTATCTAAAGCACTTGCTTTCTTTTGTGTTGTCTTTTGACCAAACACAGTAACACCTTGTCCGGGAAATGTAGCAATCGGATTCATATTTGAGTCATACAAGTCATCTCGTTGACTTTGACTTAATTTCTTATAAGCCTGGACCGCACTATCAATTCCACCTCTATTCAGTCCAGCAGGAGCAAACCAAGGTTGTCCAATCGTATCATTAAAATGATAAACACCAGCCATAACGACTGAAGGTGGTACAAATCTATTATTACCTGTCGTGGCATCTTGTATCTGTACCCAAGGATAGTAAGTAGCAGCATAACTTGAGTTACGTGCTTCTGTATTTGTTTTAGCCGTAGCTACTGAATCAGTTTTTAATGTATTATCATAAACTAAGAAACAGTCACCTCTATCTTCACACATCTGAATTGCATCACCTATAACGTCACTATGATCAGTTTCTTGGTCAGCAACTCCAGGTAAAAACAATAGATTAAAATCATACTCATCTTTATTCTTTAACAAACTTATAGCCGTGCCATATCCACCACCAACCGAAGCACCAGATGGTCTATCATTACTATCTGCCATAACTGTACCTTGTGAATTAGTAGCAGTTATATTATCATAAAAGTTATATGGATGTCCTACTTCAGCACTTCCAATAGTACCACCATTAAATGCACCATTTGCACTTCCAGTACCAACTGTAGGCAAATATTTTGATTCACTTCCATTATAAGGTGTATTTACATCACCATTTTCATCTATCCAATTTGGAGTTTTTTTAGCTTCAGGAAGACTACTTACACGAACATAATTTGATTGATTTGGAAATTCACCAGTTGGTTGTATATAAGCAACACCACCTTCCGAAGCAACTGTATTTGTTGTATTTCCAATTCTCTTTAAAAGATAATCAGTTGATTCTGGATCCAATGATAAATTAGCATGTGTTTCAATTACTTTCTTTTTCTTATTCGTATCATTACCTTGTCGGATTAAAAGAGTAAAAGTACCCTTGGATGTATTTTTCTGTGATACTTCCCAACGGAAGTTATCAGATGTTCCACCATAACTACCAGAAGCCCAATCACGTGAACTTTCTTTCTGTGGTGTAAGTAGAGCATCTGTTCCATATGTACTCACAGCATTATTAAATTGTGGGCCATCACCTAATGATTCTATTGTGAACATTGTTGTGCTACCACTTTGGACATTAGAAGTAGCTTTAGCAGTATCAGAACCACCAACCCTGATGATAGTGCAAGGACCACCTTGTCGTAAATATTCTTTAGCAGTATGGGATGTTAGGAATTGATAATTATCCGAACCACTTGTGATTAATTCACCGAATATATTAACATATTCACTATATGAACTAACTACGGTTGGGATTAAAACTGGACCTTTGACAGTCGGACCAACGATTGCCGCACCTATTGGTCCTAAAGTTGCGGGTAAAAAAGATTGGTCTATTTCGTTGGTAAATACACCTGGACTAAGTATTTTTTCAGCCATTTAAAGTCTCCGAAAGGTTTGGATTAAATATAATTATTCATATATAAATATTATATAAAAAACTAAAGAGAACTTTATTATAATATTTATTTACTATCTTCTGCTACTTCTACTTCTGTAGATGGTGTGAATACACCAGTCTGTGGATCTAATTGACCTGGTCCGTATTTTTCAGTAATTGCATTTAGAAGTTCTTGTTCTTCAGTACGAACAGATTCAAGTTCTTCAGTATTTTTGAACTCTTCTTCTTCTATAGATTCTTGTTGTTTTTCAAAATTCAATTTCGCAATAGCCAACTGACCAAACTTATTAGTAACTACATTGTACTTACCTTGTAAGTCACCAAGTGATTTCAGTTCATCTTCTGTAAATTTAATTTCTTTTGCCATGTTAATAACCTCGTTGTTGTGTTAATTTAAATAAAACCATTATATATATATAACTATATAAGTTTTTCCGAAAACGATACTTTTTTTGGTATATAAGCACGTTTCATTTCAGAAGTTTTACCAAATACGTTATCGGTGAATTCAGGTATCATATATCCTTTAATCGTTATAGTTAGTTCGTTTTTGATTAATCTCTCACCTTGTGATTCCATTTGAACTTCATTAGATATATCACCTTCTAAAGCCGTTAAAAATCTATAACTTGTCGAATCACCCCAATAAGTTTCCAAGTGTTCTACCATTATGGTATTTAAGTCATTCATCTGTTCCATAAAAGCAGTCATCATTACTATGTTATACGTACAGACTACAAAGTCTGGCATACCTGTTTTTATAAATTCTTCTACTGGTTTTTGTCCAGTCAATACTGAAAATCTATCATATCGATTATTTTTACTCCATCCATTACTTGACCTTACTACACTAATGAATTTACCTTGAACATCATTATCAAATGAAAGTGGCATGGTATCATTCATGGCAACACCTGTTCTCTTAATCACTATGACGGGTAAAATAATTGTATTGTTTTTATCTCTTAATACACCACGATTTCTTATGGATTTCCATCTTTCTTCATTACCATACATAACAGGTACTTTAATAATTTCATTTGCTTCCCTAACTACTGGTTTCATCACGTTCTTCATATGTCTTATCACAGTAGTATCAATATCAGTCAGACCAATTGATAATCCTTTACCTGCATTACGTCCAGTTCCCTTTTTAATTACAACTTTTGAATTACCCTTTTCAGAACGTATGCTTGTTTGTTCGGCTCGATTAATTGTCGATTCGTTTGGAGCATTTGTATTCGTTATGGGTTTAATTGCCACGTCTTAATTTCCTTAATTTAGATAATTTATTACTCGAATGAGTATTTTTATACTCTTCGGATTTCAATCCTTTAGTAGAGGCTTTATCTATAGCTATTTGTTTTTCAATAGGAACATCTACTGCACCAAGAGTTATGTTCTTATCTTCTCCATAAATACTCTGGGTCTTTAGTAGATCAATAATTTCATCAAATCTATCTTGTCTTGGTTCTTGGTAGATATTTTCACTATCGCTATCATCAATTTTCCCAAAGTCAAGTTCTTTCTGGACTTGAATCATCGATGAGCGTTTTTGTTTCATCACGAGTGTTTTATCTAACATTTGAACGGCCATTATCTTATAGCCCCCTCAGGTGTTACTTCCATTACAGTAACCCATTCTGCAAGTGGAGCTCCTTGATATGATGTAAGTGTACCATCATTACCACCACTACTATAATCTTTTACAGTTGTACCACCATTATCATCCATTTTCCAATAACCTACTAAACCTGATTCACCACTTAAATCTTTATTAGCTAATCCATTATTGTAATGAGAAGAAGCATTAGCTGTTTTATCATCTGAGAATACTGCAAAGTTTGTTATAGAACCTTCAAAATGTTCACTATTTGTTTTACTACTATCGACAGCTCCTATAGTTAATGAATCTCCTTGAAAATTTAGGGTTCCAGTATTTCTAAATTTAGCTGTATCTTGTTCTACTCCATCTATAAATAATTTAGCATTTGATGCATCAGATGGGTCAGTAAATAACATCCAATGATGCCATTGACCATCATCTTGAGCTTCAATATGAGCTGTAGCTTCATCAGCACCACCATCAGCTGGACCACCACTATCTCCACCATTATCTTCTTCATGACCTTCAGTCATAAAAAATTTATACATATGATTTGCCAGCCTAATATTAGGTTTACCCATGGCGTTCTGAGAATGGTTTATTAAAAAAGCTTCCCTTTTGTCCGAGCCATAACCAAATACACCTTTATTCACATCTGTTTCAGTTGCTTTCATCCACCACGAATAAGTTCTATCTGTGGATGTAGCACCAGACCCTCCAAATGTTGTATTAACACTTTGAGTTAAACCATCAAAAGAAAGTCCGTAAATTGCAGTATCTACATCTCCACCTTGACCTCTTCTTCTATTTATAAAACCTACGGCTCTATCTATTAAAACATTAGTATCTTCAAATACTTTTTTGGCTAAACTTTCATTTATTTGGAACAAATATTTATTTTCTGATATTTTCAACCAATTACCCCAATTTAATCTCGTATTACCTTGTTTTTCTCTCGAAACGGATATTAACAAAGGGATTAACTCTGTACTATCTACATAACTCATTGTTTTTATTTTATCTTCATATATTTGTTTTGCCGTTGAATGAACTTTATCTTCCATCCATTTAGATTTATTTAAGTCACCTAAAAGAACAGATTTATCTTTTTTTAAGGTTGCAACCTCATTAGTCAATTCAGAAGTTTCTATTTTAAAATTTTCAATAATTCTTTGTTTTTCATCTAACTGCTCTTGATGTTGAACTTTTATATTTTTAAAATCCCCCATATCATTAAACTGAGCATTTAATTTTTCATGGATTTTTTCTTCGTTATCTGCTTCTTTTTCATATACAAATCTAGTACTTAGTTTTTCGTGGATTTTTTCTTTGTTATCTACTTCTTTTGTAACTCCAGAATGTCCGAATTTCTCTCTTAATAATTCTAAACTCATTATCTTGGTCTCTCTTCTATTTGAATACTTGACAATCTACTTCTATGTGCTGTTGCCTTTAT